TATACCAATAGAGATGGCAACAAGGTCTATACAACAGACGTGGTGGTAGAAGACTAGGAGTTCGCAGAAAGCAAAGCGGCGGCACAGAGAAACCGGGAAGAGAGCAGCCAGGAACGACCGGAGCCGATGCCGGTGGATGCAGACGGGTTTATGAACATCCCGGAAGATTTTGACGAAGAGCTGCCATTTGCATGACCGGTCAAAAGCGGTATTTCTGGCTGGCAGTAACCGCAGATGAGTATGAGCTGCCGCTGCCGAAGCCATACAGGGAGGATGAATAACATGGCAATATATCATAAAACATTACAGTATCACGAAGATACTACAGAAAAGAGAAGCCTGAATGATAAGGACATTAAGTTCTTGATGGAATTGCAGAAAGAAATGAATACGCAGGACACGACAGAAACGGCTGAACCGAGATTCTGGGTCATCAAGGGAAGCGAGAGAGTGCAAGACGATGAGAACGCAGACGAACTTGTCTTGCAAGCAGATGGAAGCACCGTTACAAGCACAACGGAAGAAACAGTGAAGTACCTCAATGATAATATCCTGTCAGACTGCAATATCAATCGGGAAAACTGCAAAATTGGAAAGGGGTGTATATTGGATTTTATACTGATGTATACGGAAGATGGAGAAGAAGAGTATGAGGACTTGATAGCGGAGGAAGTGAATGAATTTCTTGCCAATAATGGATATGATGATGTCAGGATAGTTGGTATTTCGTTCAGACCAGTTGTGTATCCGAACACGATGTTTCTGACCGAAAAGGAAGCAAGAGAACATCTGGAACGAAACCATTACCACTATTCAGAAGATGCACATACCTACTGCATGTGTGCCTGGAGTTCTCCGGAAGTATGGTGGCTGTGGAAGATATTGCGGGAGGTGAAATGGGATGAATTACGACAGAACGTGTAACACATGCAGATACCACGATGAGGGAATGTGTTATTGCCCGAAGAGTGAAGAGTTCAGAGATGTTACAGTGAACACATACTGCTGTGGACAATACGAAAGAAGCTGGAAAAAAGCCATGGTTGAGGCGTTCATGAAAGGGGCGAGAAGATGAAGGATGAAAGCAGCTGAGAAGAACGCCAAACGGCGGGCATTATAACCATCTGGAGCGTGCAGTGGATGCTGAGGCGGCTAAACGGTTCCAGGAGCAGATGGCTTTATGAACATACCGGACGGAATCGAAGAAGAGCTTCCGTTCGATTAGGAGACAACGATGGAAGACAGATGCGTGATGTGTGGCGAAATCATACCGGAGGGAAGAATGGTGTGTCCGGTATGCGAAGAAAGAGTATTGACCAGAAAAGGAGAACAGACAATGAAAGCAAGAACAATCAGAGAAACAGAGTACACATGGGAGCAGATCGAGGAGATCCTGGCAGCAGGTAAGGCAAGAGAAACATTCGGAGAAGATGGACAGATCACAGTCCAGGTCGAAGGAATTGGAACGGCCCTGTTGAATATTCTGGACTACGACAAGGACAAGGCTGCGGATCCAGACATGCGAACAATGACATTGCAGTTTGCAGATCTTCCGTTCGATGAAATACCATTCGATGAAAACGGCTGTAACAAATGGGAGAAGTCCAGCATTCGCAGAAACATGAACAGCATCGCCTTCAAGGAGAGATTCGAGGAAGGGTTCAGAAGACTCCTGGTTCCTGTGCTGAAGGAGAACGGAGACAGAGAGGCAACACTGGACACATTCTTCCTTCTGTCCGTGGAAGAAATGAAGGACAAAGAAAAGAAGTATCAGCGGTTCAGATCAGAACGCGACTGCGTGAAAGTCAATCCGGAGCAGGAGACAGAGTGGCACTGGACAAGATCTGCGAGCAGAGGCACCGCGTACTATACGTGGTATGTGTCCGCGTCCGGCTACGTCTACAACAGCCACGCAGTGAACAGTTTTCGCTTCGCCCCGGCTTGTGTCATCGGAGCGAAAGCAATCAAATAATCAGTGCCCGCCACGCAGGGCACAGGATATCGAAAGGGGCGGGAAGATGAGCGATGAAAGCAAAACACCGAAGAAACCGCAGGCTGTACTGAGCGTGTTTGGTGGAACAGCCTACGAGTGCCGAAACTGCGGCGATGAGGTGCAAAAGTATCTGCCGTATTGCCAGTGGTGCGGACAAATGCAAGATTGGAGTGATGTGGATGAATCATGAAGGATACCGTGATCCGACAGCAGACAGAGCCGTGCGAAAGGCGGATAAGATGCCGAAGCACATCAGAAAGATATTTGATGCGTTGAATACGGTTGTGAGTGTGCAGGGGATCAAAGTGACGGAAATCACTGACAAGCACACCGGAAGAAAGTGGAAACTGTGATACATACGAGGGGAGGCGATGCCGGTGGAGATGACAGAAAACGACAAGAAAAAGGAGTTCCTGCGAAGATACCGGGAATGTGAACGGAGGGAGCAGGAGATCCTGGAAGAGATCCAGAGGCTCCGGGCGGACAAGATGTTCCCATCCAGTGTAAATGACGGGATGCCGAAAGGCAGCCAGCAGTCCGATCTGTCGGATTACATGGTGCTGTTGGATGAACAGATTGATCGGCTGAAACGGGAACGGCTGAAAAAAGCAAGGACACGTGAACAGATCGACCTGGCGATCAGACGGATGGAAAACCCGGATGAACAGAGGGTGTTGCGACTGAGGTATCTGTGGGGGCTGGGCTGGATAGCAGTTGGGAGAAGAATGGGATATTCACGAGAAGGAGCGATTAAGATTCATGGAAGAGCTTTGCAAAATTTAAAAATTTGTTAAAGTGTACACTCTAGTACACTAAACATATAATATAATGGGTTTAATCCAATTTGGGAATGATGCTGACATGATTGGTTCTTTTCATTTACCTCCGTATATTGTATATCTGCCGGGTCTCAACAGCCCGGCAGCATCGGAACATAGCTCAGCGGCGAGAGCAGTCTCATGAGTAGACAAGGGCGAAGGTTCGAGTCCTTCTGTTCCGATTTCCCTGATGGGGACATATAAAGATCCTTTCTCACAAAAGAATAATACTTTTCCGCAAGAAGACATCTGGCAATGCTGGGTGTCTTTTTGTGTACTTACAAAACGACGAATAAGAGGTGGTGAGGCTTGGCAAGAGCACCGGATAAACGAATAGAACAAGCAAAACAGATGTATTTGCAGGGACAGAAATTAGTTGAGATTGCAAGTCAACTAAATATCCCGGAAGGGACAGTCCGAAGATGGAAATGCACGCACAAATGGGAAAACGAGCGTTCGGATATAAAAAGCGAACGTTCGAAAAAGAGAAAAAAAGGCGGTCAGCCGGGGAACAGAAATGCGACCGGGCCGCTTGGGAATAAGAATGCTGAGAAGTATGGATTCTTCCGGAAATACCTGCCGGAGGAAACGCAGGAAATCTTCTCGGCGATTGAACAGGCTGACCCGCTGGATCTTCTATGGCATCAGATTCAGATCGCATACGCTGCCATTATACGTGCACAGCGTATTGCCTACGTGAAGGATCAGCAGGACAAGACGATCGAAAAAATAGAAAACAAAGAAGGAAACGTTTTTGGAGAGAAATGGGAAGTACAACAGGCATGGGACAAGCAGAATGAGTTCCTGAAAGCCCAGGCAAGGGCACAGGGCGAGCTGAGGAACATGATCAAGCAGTATGACGAGATGCTGCATAAAAACTGGGAGGCAGCCAGTGAGGAACAAAAGGCACGCATCCAGCAGTTAAAGGCACAGGCAGACAAAATCAGCAGGGAAAACGGAAACGAAGACCAGGAAGACGGGGTGGAGATTATCAATGATGCACCAAAAGAAACAGGTACGGATATCTGATATTGTGATCCCGAAGTATCTGCCGGTGTTCAATGACAGGAAGTACAGGCACATTATCCTGACATCGGGGCGAGCCGGTACGAAATCCAGTTTTGTGGCGATCCGTGCCAACTATCAAATCATAGCGGACAGCCACGGATCTGTGGTGGTGCTGCGTAAGCATCACAATAAGCTGAGAAAAACAGTGTATAAAGAGATGCGCCGTGGAATTGGCAGGCTGCAGATACCAAAGAACCGCTTTCGGATCACAAAGTCACCGATGGAGATTAGCTACCGGAAGAACGGTTCGACCATATACTTTTCCGGATCAGATGGCATTGACGATACCAAAGGTATCATTGATGAGGACAAGCCGATCAAGCTGGTCATCCTGGACGAGCTGACAGAGTTTTTTGAGGACGGTGAAGGAGAAGATGAACTGCAGAACATTGAAGCAACGTTCATCCGCGGCAACAGTTCCGGGTTTCAGATGATCTACCTGTTCAATCCGCCCAAGAACCCGAATGCCCCGATCATGGAATGGCTGAAGAAGATGGAAGAACGCCCGGACTGCATCCACATCCACACAGATTACAGGGATGTACCGGAAGAATGGCTGGGGCGTGACCTGATCGAGACTGCCGAGACCATGATGCGTCTGGATAAAAAACAATACAGCTGGGTATGGCTGGGAGAGTGTATCGGCGTTGATGAACTGATTTATTATATGTTTTCCGGACGGCACAAAGGCAGGCCGGAAGAAGGACAGAAATATAACCTGATCGGCATCGGGGCAGACTACGGACAGCAGAACGCAACGACCTATCAGGCCTGCGGTATCAACGAATATCAATGCCGTCTGGATGGCTTACAGGAGTACTACCATTCGGGCAGGGAAACCGGAAAGCAGAAATCACCATCAGAGTATGCGGCTGATTTTGCAGACTTTGTGGAATCCCTGCAAGAGGCATATGGTTGCAACATCTTCTACCTGTACTTAGACCCATCGGCACGGGGACTGCAGGAAGAAATCAAGAGAACCTGCCGACAGAGAGGCCTGGCCATACATTTCAAGGATGCACAGAATGAGGTCGCACTTGGGATTGCCAGGGTTCAGAAACTGCTGACTTATGGGATTTTGCGGATATCGCCGGAGCAGAAGCACTTGATCGAAGAATTTGGCTTATATGAATACGACAGGAAACTATTAGAAAAGGGCAGAGAAGTACCGGTAAAAGAGCACGACCATTGCCTCGATGCCCTGAGGTATCTGGTCATGGGGCTCTGGAACAGGGTGAAGCGGTTCCTGCCAAAGGAAGAAAGGGAGGACAGAAATTGAATATTTTTCAATATTTTCGAAAGAAGGGAATCAATACGCTCCCTTCTTCTTTTTACGGAAAAATAGCGGAGTGGGAGAGCTGGTATAACGGAAATGTGAAACGGTTCACTTTCTACCGTGTGTATACCGGCAGGGGATGCTATAGCAGATGCAAGCGTCACAGCCTCGGCATGGCGAAGAAAGTCTGTGAGGATATGGCAGATCTGCTGCTGAACGAACGTGTGACGATCGTACTGGATGACCAGAGAACGGATGCATTTGTTCGTCAGATCTTGCAGGACAACCATTTTGACACACTTGGAAATGAATACCAGGAACGAAAGGCGTGCTCTGGAACCGTTGCCTATGTTCCGTGTATCGAGGACTTGCAGAGCGGTCTGCTGGGCGAAGTGACCGGCGGAAGAATCAAGATCAATTATGTGACTGCAAAAAATATCTTCCCGGTCAGTTGGGAAAACGGAAAGATTCAGGAAGTAATATTTGCATTTCCGAAAACCTATTGCACAAAGAGATATCTGCACTTGCAGCATCACAAGGTCGGCGGGGATGGAAATTACCGCATTGAAAATACCGTACTGCTGGTGACGGCAGGTTCGACCTGCGGGCAGGAGCTTACCGAAGAAGAGTGGCAGGAGGTTCCAATCTTTGCCGGGCTTCCGGAAGAGATCGAGACAGGATCAGCAGAGCCGCAATTTGTGATCGACAGGCTGAACATGGTCAACAATGCCGATATGGAAGACGAGGAGAACCCAATGGGTATCAGTCTTTTTGCGAACAGCATCGACATACTGCGGAAGATCGACACAGAATATGATTCTTATGCCAACGAGTTCGGGCTTGGACGTAAGAGGATCTTTGTAGCTCCGGAGATGCTGACGGATGAGAACGGCAACAAGGTCTTTGATGAGAATGACACGGTATTCTATAGCCTGCCGGAAGAAACCTTGAAAGACACAAACCCGATCTATGAAGTCAACATGGAGCTGCGTACAGAGCAGCACAGCAAGGCTTTAAACGATGACCTGAATTACCTGTCCATGAAATGCGGATTCGGGACAGAACGCTATAAGTTCGAAAAGGGGACGGTTGCAACGGCAACGCAGGTGATCTCGGAAAACAGCGATATGTACCGGAGCTTGTGCAAGCATGAAATCGTGCTTCAGAGTGCCATGGAAGAACTGATTCGCATCATCATCCGTCTTGGCATTGCCCTCGGTGAACCACTGAGAGAAGACGTAGAAGTCACAATCAACTTCGATGATTCCATCATCGAGGATAAGGAGGCAGAACGCCAGAGAGACCGGCAGGATGTCTCCATGGGAGCCATGGGGGTAGATGAGTACCGGGCAAAATGGTTCGGCGAAACACTGGAACAGGCCAGAAAGAACCTGCCAGTGCAGAACAACGTGATGGAGTGATGCCATGGCAGGGGAGAGGACAGCACCGGATGTGCAGCGGATGGGGTTGCAGGCTGAGAAGATCTGGAGGGAAGCAGAGCGGCGTATCATGGAGGATGTCATCCGCAGGATAAAAAAGGCCGGTGAGATCACATCAACGGCAGACTACCAGATCAACCGCCTGATCGAGATGGGCAAGTCCCGGGAAGAGGTGGAGCGGATCATCAAGGAGGCACTGGGGGCAACCTGGCCGGAAATGTTCGAGATGTATGACAAGGTAGCGGAATGGGAATATGTCCGTAACCGGGAGATCTATGAACAGGTCAATGATGATTTCCTGACGCCGGAGGACAACAAGTGGCTGCGACAGATCACAGAGGCAGCCAGGAAGCAGACAAAAGACACGCTCGTTAATATGGCACAGAGCTACGGATTTTCAGTCCTGATGGCAGGGAAGCGGGTGTTCACACCATTTGCCGAGTACTACCAGAAATACGTGGACACGGCCATCCAGGACGTTGTGACGGGCGGCACAGACTACAACTCGGCGATCCGGAAAGTCGTCACCCAGATGACGAACAGCGGGCTGAGGTTTGTGGATTACGCTTCCGGGCATACGAACCGGGCAGACGTAGCAGCACGCAGAGCCGTCCTTACAGGCGTGAACCAGATCACGGCACAGATCAGTGAGCACAACGCAGAAAAACTCGGCACAGACCAGTTTGAAGTGTCCTGGCATCCATGTGCGAGGCCGGATCACCAGACATGGCAGGGCAAGGTGTTCAGCAAGGAAGAACTGCGGACGGTCTGCGGATATGGAAGCGTCACAGGGTTGTGCGGGGCCAACTGCCGGCATACGTTCCACCCGTTCATTCCTGGCGTTTCTGAAAGACTCTATCCGGATGACTGGCTGGAAGAGCAGAACAAAAGGGAAGCCCAGACAAAAGAATGGAACGGTAAGCAGCTCAATGCCTACGAACAGACCCAGCAGCAGAGGAAGATGGAGACCGCCATGCGTGCCCAGCGTCAGAAGATACGGCTGTTGCAGGAAGCCGGAGCCGACAAGGATGACATCATGCTGGAAAAAGCAAAGTACCAGGGACAGCTGAACGAGTACAAGCAGTTCAGCAAGAAGATGGGACTTCTGGAACAGCGTGAACGAATTTATCAGGACGGACTGGGCAAGGTAGCTACCAACACGAAACAGCAGAACGCACGCTATACGCCGGAGATGATGCGGAATGCTAAGATTGATTCGAACCAGTACGAACGGTACAGGGAAGTGCTGAAAGAAGATGCTGGAAGTCTTGCGGATTTCAGGCAGATGAAGTATAATGACCCTGAGAAATTTGAAATTTTTGGAACGTATAAAAATTCTGTGCAAAATGGAATGGTTTCGTCTTTGTCAGGTTTTGAAAACTATTACAAATTGCATGAAGATATTCAGAAAAAAGTGATTGGACTTCAGACATCAGAGGGCATAAACATTACGGAACAAAGTAAACACTTTATGGAACGAGTAATCGGAACCATGAGCGATCCTAAAACAGGAAAACCAAGATCAGGAGTTACAGTGGACGATATATCCGAAGCATTAAAAACACCGTTAGATGTCAGAAATGTGAAGACAGATAGGCAGGGGCGAAGAAGTCAAAAGTACATAGGAAAAACAGCTACAGTTTCTATCAATCCGGATAATGGTGCACTGATTCAATGTAATCCAACAAGCGAAAAATTGGTAAGGAGTATTCAAGATGGAAAAGTTTAAATTAAACGAAAAACAAATAGAGTACCTTAAAAAAGAATACTCGGATAATAATTTGGTACAGAGAGTTTTGACAACGCAAAACGGCATGATGTTCGAAATTGATGTGGATACATACCTTGATTTTATGGAGTATATTGAAGATGAGTCTGTATATTGGATGGACGGAAAGCAGGAAGCAACCGAAAAGACATATATGCTTGAGTCGATAAGAGATGATATTTTTTATCAAACCAATTAGTTACAAAAGCCAGATATTTAGTCTAAGCACGCAGAGATGCGTGCTGTTTTTGTACCCATTTTTAAGGAGGTGAGAAACATAAAAAGCAAAACTTACGAAGAATTTGTCGAAAAATTCAAACCGAAGAAAACGACAGACGACTGCTATACACCGCCGGAAATATACGAAGTCATAAAGGAATGGGTTTGCAAACGTTACAATATCGATCCTGGGAACGTGATCCGCCCATTCTGGCCGGGCGGCGATTACGAAAAAGACGAGTACCCGCCGGGATGTGTGGTGGTGGACAACCCGCCTTTTTCCATCCTGAAAAATATATGTGAATTTTATCTGGAACGGGGCATCCCGTTCTTTTTGTTTGCCCCGTCACTCACGGCATTATCCGGCAAGACTACCTGGGACAGAATGAACCATATTATATGCGACTGCACGATCGTGTACGAAAACGGGGCAACTGTGAAGACATCGTTTATTACCAGCTTCGAACCGGAAACGGTAGCGGAGACATCACCGGAGCTGACAAAGCTGGTGAATGATAC